CATGAACAGAGACTTACCAACACCAGTGCCAGCAAGCGCAATGTTTAGTGTCTTATTTGGCAGACCACCATTAGTAATCTTGTTGAACATGTCAAGATCGAACGGTAATTTGTTCTCAATACGATGGTAGAAGTCATATCTTGATTCCGAGTTGTCAAGATAATCATGACCAACATTATTATCGAAACATACACTCAACGCATCCTGCAGAATAGAGGGAATACCATCTTGAGTATGTTGCTTATCTTCACCATCGATAATCTGAATCGATTTCATGATTGCATTGTATACTGCCTTGTCCTTACAGAACTTCTCAGTTTCTTCTAGCAACCACTTGTCGTTCACATCCAGGGAATCATCTAGATGTGTCAGTTTTTCATTGATACTTTTAAATTCATTTTCGTTTATGCCACGGTCATTCTGCACCGCAATTTCAATTGCTTCGACTGTCGGAAGTGAATTATACTTCTCGATAAAATCTCTGGCATAATTAAAAATCTTGCGTTCAGACGTGTCATGGAAATATTCTGGTGTTATGAATGGGATAACCTTACGAGCATAGTCTTCATCTGAAAACAATTTACTCAGTATAATCGTCTCGATCTTCTGCAATTTTTAATTCCTCTATCTCATCATATTCATTTGCAATTTTAATGCAACATGGTTCACACACAAACATCTCATACTCGAGACCTTCTTCGATACCGTGAAGGCAAATAGCAGGGTCATTCTTTTTCAGAACGACCCCACACTGATCACATATCTTGATTTTCGTATTCTTCTGAAATATCTTCGTCAGAAATGTCCACATTGTCACCCTCCATCATTTGTCCATTGCCCATGCGATAACGATTCTCAATCCATTCACCGAACGTCGGGTCGGTGAGAATCGGCATCCAGAACTCTTTGTTGTAGGTGTCATTGAGACGATACTTCTTGTCTTCACCAACACGTTGGTACCAACCGTTGCTCGGTTTCACAACGTGACCAGATTCGAGGGAAATATCAAGCAAACCAGACCACTTGCTGATACCACCTTCGAACGTCACCTCAATCGGGATCTTTGACTTCTCACGAACATACCGAGACTTCTCGACGTTGATGATAAAGTTGTAACCAACAACCTCAGATCCTTGCTTCTCTTGCTGGCGACCAATGATAAAGATATTGTCAGCAGAGTAGTAGATACCAGTACCACCAGACACAATCGCCTTCGGGAACATACCAATTTCCATGTATGTATGATTGACCACGACCATGGGAATGTCCTTAATGGTAAGATGTGGAGTGATCATACGGAACAGTGACTTCATCTGCTTGGCACGAGTCATATCAGCAACCGACTTACCGTCGAGCGCATCATCGACTTCCTTCTTAGATGCCAAGTTACCAACAGAGTCAACAACAATCATAACATTATCAGCACGTTCGAACTGATTGATTTGTTGCATGACATCATGCTTCAACTGTTCAATGTCAGTGATTGGTGTATGAATTACCATGTCAGTATTGATACCAAAGTTCTCAAAGTATGACTGTGGTGCGCCAAACTCCGAGTCATAGAACAGAATGACACCGTCGGGATACTTAGTCTGGAAACTCTTCACCAGCATCATAGCAAACGCTGTCTTGAAGTGCTTCGATGGACCAGCAAAGACAGTCAATCCTGGAGTCAATCCACCATCAAGTTTACCTGACAGAGCAACGTTCAAAGCAGGAACTGATGTTTGGATCAGATCCTTAGTACTGAACAACTTACTCTTAGAGAGAACGTTAGTCTCCTTAATGGTGCTGTTCTTTTTAATTTTATCGATTAGTGCATTCATGTAAACATATCCTCTAACGTGGCAACTGGTTCTGTATTCCAACCAATGCCTTCTACAATTTGTTTTAATGGTTCAAGAAAACTCTTATTGAACATTGTATTATAATCTACATACTTATGAATGTCAAGCTCTTTTGGAATTTTACCAATAAATCCAATACAATTTTCGCGAATAGTATTTGGTTCCTTCAAGTATAGGAACTTAATCTTTTCGCCTTCTTGGATTGCTTCATACTTCATAGTAAGATTGTGCTTCTCAAGTAAATAGTTATACATCAACGCACCACGAACATGCATCGGTGTTCCCTTTGCGTAGATGTCTGCTCTTGATGTATACTTAGCAAGTCCATTGACACTTCGTGGGAAAGCAATATCTTCAGGTTCCATTTTATTAAACAACCCACGAGTGTGCTCAATAAACTTCTGTAGAGTTACCTCATCTGTAGTCAATGATAGTCTTACTGCTTCCTTGAGACTTTCGCGAACAGGTGCTGGAGTGGAAGAACGAACGATCTCGAGACCCATGACTTTAAGTTTCGGGTCTTTGTATCGGACACCCTCATTATCGTAGACGTTGAGCGCATACCTTTTCTTCGCAACCCAGAGACCACGTTCTGCGATTGCCTCACGTTTGAATACAATTTTCTTTTGAAATGCATTCGTGTAGTCCGCAAGTCCATCGCAACTCTTGTTGATTGCCTCTGTGATTTTCTCCTCGCAGATTTTATCGAGAACGTCAATGAGTTTATCACGTGATAGATTGCCATAAAACTTACGAACAAGAGGGTCCAAGGAAATATAGCAAGAATCAGTATCACTGTAGAAAGAGTAGTTGTGTCCATTTGTTCCTACGACCTTGTTAAGATAGACGTCAAGTGCCTTACCTACTTCCTGAATAATATACTGACCAGTCGTAGTGATGCCCTCGGCAATACGAGCATCATAGTAACGGAAATATTCATTCGCCAACGCACCGAACAGTGAGTTCAACTGAATCTTTCTTGCCATCTGGAAGTTATTATACTTCGAGATGTCATTCTTTAGTTTGGGATTTTTGGTTTCTTCATATTCTTTCTGAGCAATGATCATCAGTTTCTTATACCGCTGTCGGTCATCGAAGAACTTCTGAACAATCTCAGGAAACATTCCCATCTTCTTACGAGTATAGCAATAACCATTGGCAGTCATGCAAACATCATCTTGTTTGAGATCCTCGAGGTCATAGTTATGACCAAGCAATCCCTTGACCGTTGTATCTTTTACCACACCCTGAACGAAAGTCTCTGGTGATTGGTTATATTGCATGATGATTGATGGATACAGCGAGGTGGCATCAAAAGAAACAACCCAGTCATACCTTCCTGCCTTTGGTTCTTGCACATACGCACCTTCAATAGTCCTACCCCTGTTTTCTTTCTTCTGGGGAATCTGGATATTTTGATCATGCAAGTGATTGTAGATAATACAATCCCACGTGCGAACCTGTGAGAACACATCCGTATAATTACACTTAGCATCGTATGCCATAGTGAGCACAAGTTCAATCAGTTTCATCTTGCGCTCAAGTTCATCAACGATCTCAACGTCGATGATGTTATACTCGACGAACCGTGTCCAGTCTTTGGTGTAAAACTCACGGAATGTTTCATATGGATGCTCAAGTTTTTTCTTACCAAGTTCTTCCTTGGCAATGTGATCCAACTTGTAACTCTCTTGTCGAGTATACGTAAACTTCTTATAGAGATCGAGATAGTCGATAACTGCGACGCCAGTAATATCATATGAGATATGTTCGCGACCCATGATTGTCAAATTCTTGCGACGAACAAGACCCCATGGCGAAAACTTCTTGCGCATAGTGGTATCTTCTTCGGTGCAGAACAGACGATCTATCCGAGAGATAAGATACGCAACGTCAAACAGTTCACAGTTCCAACCTGTGATAATATCTGGGTGATCATCAGAATAGAAACGCAGAAAAGTTTCTAGCAGGTCACGTTCGTCATCACATTTTACATAGAGAAACTTGTTGCCTGAATCTCTCAGGGTCTGAACAATCTCAGAGTTCTTATCATCAAACTCACCACAACCGAATGTGATGATTTGTCGAGTGATAAGATTCTTGACTGTGATCAGGAGAACTTCTTCGATAGGATTGTTTACATCAGGAAACCCATGCTCTGCTGAGGTTTCAATATCGACAGTCTGAATGTTAAGTTGAGACATATCCCACTGGATTTCACCAGGATACTTCTTCGTGATGTATTGGTAACCATAGTTGGTCTGACCAAAGATTTCAAAGTTGTCTACTTGCCCATATGTTTGGACGAACTGCTTGGCAGCATTGTTGTCTTCAAAGTCAATCGGTTGGAGATCTTCCCCATACAGAGACTTGTATTTTGTTTCTTCACCACCCTTGGATTTTACAAACAGGGTCGGACTGAAGTCATCGCGTTTGGTAAAGCGCACACCGTTATGTACTCCACGGACAAGAACCTTGGAACCATACTGGTGTGCGCATGTATAAAATTTCATATAAATCCCTCATCAATCAAATACTACTATACTATAAAACATAACAAAAGTAAAGGGATTTATCGTAACTTATATCCAATCTTTGCTTCAAGTTCTTCCAGTTTCATAGTTGAAACCTGTGACTTGGGAACTAGATTGTCTACGATATAGACTGCAACATTTCCACTTTCGAAGAATGCAACCTTGTATAGAAAATCTGGAACTGGAACCTTATTCTTGCCAATAACCTTTGGCGTCGCAGAATAATGCGCACCAGTAACTACCCACTTGAAGGGAACAGAACGAACACGTTCTTCCAGGTTTTTCCATGCTACACGATTGACAGATGGCAATTGTGGTGTCATGTTAGTCATGAAGAAGGTATCTGACATTTCGTTCGGATCGTCTGCGTTTGCAGCAGGAACCATGTGCCCACGATCATAACCAGAGTTGGTATAATCGGCAGGAGTCGGCGAGTCAGCGATGCGCTTGTCAGCACGGAAGTCGTCAGTACGTGGAGTTTTCTTCAACCGTTCTTGCGCAATCTCAGTGGAGAAAACATTTGCATTACGGTCATCATCATATACGACTGCGAAGAAAGAGTTGCAAAGAACCTTAGTGTTTGGCACTACGATTTCTTTACCATTCGGATAGAACTGATCACAAGGAGAAGCGAATGCTGTTCCTGGAATCAGAAATAGTGCGAGAGCGATTAATGGTTTCATATGATAATTTTACTTTCTGGAACAACCAGACCTGAACCGTAGCGAGTATTATACTCGTTTAGCATACCAGTCTCTGGTTCAAAAACTGTGATAACTGCACCAGAACGAAGAGGAACCAAGTCATCTTTCGCGTATGGGCAGAACGGTGCTAGACCTATGCCGAATTGATTATTCTGATTCGGGATCATCATAATCTGCGCAGGTTTCTTTAGAATGACAAGACCTTCAATTGTCTCGTCGATATCAGCGATAATTTCATCGCCACTGATTAACTTCACACATCTAATATTGCTCATGTATTCACCTTCATTGTTATTTAGTTAAGAAAGGAGCACTCATCATCGATTTGCTCCTAGTAATTGGGAGGATAGATTTACCACGTTTGGATAAAAGGTCGCAAAAACTTCTTTCACCTCATCAGCATTTGCAATTTGTTCGTACGGATCAAGAGGTAATTGTTTTTGATCAAAGATTCCGAATGCCAGTTTCTTCTCAGACTCATCTAAGTGTGCTGCCATTGAAGTCAATTCATCATATTCAACTACAATATGACTGCCGACAATATTAGTCATGACCTTTTTATTGTGTTCTTCCATAAGATAACGACCAAGGATCATCGTCTTTAGTTCTGGAATATCTACTGTTAACACGGCAGAGTTTTTTCCGCTTCTGAAAATCATAGTTTTCTTAGCAAAGTAAGCACTAAGCATCTTATGTTCGAAGTTACGATTAACATACACGAATTTAAAATTCTGTTTCTTCAGAAACTCAAGACCATCAACAAGAGAAATAAACGTCAATCTATCATCTAAGAATATACGACATGTCAATGGTTGTGTTGGATCTGCTCGCGAAACTTTATCGATCCAATCTTTTCCTAAGTCAGGAAGTTGTTCGACATTTCTATTCGCTGCCATCTTCAGTTTACCATCACCATCAGTAACCATCTTGAATGACAATTTATTGTTATCATCTATGTCGAGATTGGCAAAGTAAGCAGTGTTAAAATTCATGAAATCTTCAAGCGTCACAACATCATCAAACTTTTTACTAATCGAGTAGTTAAGTAGTGCTTCAGTAAGTTGTGTTCCAGATCTTGCAACACCAACAACACAGTATCTGTGATGCGATAGATTCCAAGGAAGATCTTCAGTCAAGTTTATCATTGCATATATTCACATTCATTATTATTGGTGGGTGAGAATTAATCCCACCCACCATTTAAATTACTTAGTCTTACCTTCTGCTAAAAACTCAGCAGCTTGTGAAGGATATTCTTCATCTTGAATATCAATCTTCTTGGGTTTCTTTTCTTCTGGAATAAATGCCTCAAGAAAGATTTTCAGCATACCGTTTGCCAGACTAGAACTCTTTACTTCGACGTTATCTGCGAGACTGAATTCACGTTTGAATCCTCGCTCAGCAATTCCCTTGTAAAGATATTCAGTGGATTCAGGCGAGTCACACTTTCCAGTGACTCTCAGCAATCCCTCTTGCAATTCAATATCAATCTCCGACTTACCGAAACCAGCAACTGCCATTTCGATTACGTAGCGATCTTCATCGACCTTCTTAATATTGTATGGAGGATATTTAATTGGCATCATCTGCGAAGATTGATCAGCAATATCTGCTAGTCTCTTCATGACACGATCGGCACCAACGAAATAACGGTCCCATTGCGGTAAACTTGTTGTATCAAATTTCATATTTTGCTCCTATTAAGCGAGTGTTAAAAAAGGTGCCATCCGAAGCATGGCACCTTTTATTTATACTATA